AAAACTCTTTCTTTTGGAGCGTATACAAAACGAACTTTTAGTTGCTCTTGAGATGATCTATCTGCATTATATCGTTTGATAATAACATTATCGAGAGCAGCTAACAACATCGTAATCATTGACTCGATTTCGAAATTGTACCCATTGTTTATCATGTAGGTATATTTAAGCTTGCGTTCTTTTGAGAGGGTGATATTATATATGAACAATCTGCCTGACGACAACAAAAAGCTTGCAGGCTCCGTAGGAAGGAGCATAAATAAATTTCAGAACGCCTGCAAAGGACTGTTCGAACGATCATTGACATTATGTTTAGTTATTAATACGCTGAACTGGTAACCCCAGCTCGGCGATAGGTCTCTGTGGACCATAAATCACAGACAATATTACGTTAGAGTCCCATAGTGCTCGATTGGAACGGATTTGTAATCCGACAGACTAAAAATCTCACGTGGGTTGAAATCCCACCTCTAACTCCATTTACGCCTTTTAAGCATATGACAGCGATGCACTGATTTCGTAAATCAGAATAGCAGAGTGCAAGTCTCTGAGAGGGCTCCAAAACAAATCCTTCCTCCGTTGGTATAATAGTAACAGTACACTAATAAGAGACAATAGGTGAGGCGAAACCACCACGGAGGACCAATTTTATTCTCAGTAACGCACACGGTTGAGCGGAATGGCTGTTAACCATTTGAACTAGGTTCGATCCCTAGACTGAGAGCCAATTTATGTATCAGTAGACCGTTAAAGATGCGGACACGGCTGTAACCCGTGTGGTCGAAAGGCCCAGCTAGGAGCGTTACCTAGGTGATACACCAATTTCAGGCTTGAAGCTTTAACAGTGAAGCAGTGTGCTTTTAACACACTGAACAGGGGGCGGTACCCTGCAGGCCTACCAATTTATGCGACGGTAGCTCAACTGGACAGAGCACTCGGCTACGAACCGAAAGGGAGCATTATGCCGTTGAAGGTTCAAATCCTTCTCGTCGCACCAATTCACTTATTATATAATTTTATGCGCAGCTCGACATTAAGGGCGATGAGACGGAGGTGTTCATGACATTGCCGTTATATTAGTTCACTACTAACACTGCGCTCCATTCGATTAAGTATTAGATGATCAGACTTTTACTCGTTTCACTACTACTTTTAACATCCTGCACCATGTTTGAGCCGGTAAAATACTACCGAGTTACTAAAGATATTAACGGACATGCATCTGAAACACATATTACTAAAGGGTTTCCTTTTGTTGAGAACGAACAAGTTCGTTTTAAAGATTACAAAGAAGGAAAATTTTACACTTTTACTAGAAATTTCACAATTCAAATCATTCAATAATTTTAAGCGGATGTGTGTCCAAGGAGGACAGCCTCATTGCCAATGAGGATATTCAGGCGAGTTCGATTCTCGTCATCCGCACCATTTTTTTAGGGGCTATAGTTTATTGACTAAAACAGTTGGTTTGCAACCTTCAGAGCGGCGAGGGAAGCGCTGTAGCTGTACCAATTTCGCGTCATTCGTCCATCACCTAGGATACTGCACTTCCAATGCGGGGAAGAGAGGGGAGCACTCTCATGGCGCACCAATTTAAAACATCATGAGTGATTTAATAATTAAACAGAATGACAATTGTAGAATGTCTGAAGCTGATCGGAAATGGTATCAAGCATATCGCCGAAAATGTCTAAAGCTTCCAGAATCTAAAAATAAGCAGAGAAAAGGCTGGTATAAATCCTAAATACAGCTATATTCATTTTACGAGTATGTAATGGCAGCGCCTTCTAAGCGATATGTGCATAATGGAATTAATGCTGGTTCGAATCCAGCCATACTCACCATTTTTATTCTTTACAAACTGAAAAGTACACCACAAGGTTAAACTTTATAAAATAAATCTTGACTTTAAATCTATTTTTACTATTATGTATAGATGAACGAAGTAACAGACACTGAAGCAGCATATAAACACAACCTCCGCGGAGATCTTGTTCATCGCAATAAGAAAGAAAAGAAGGACACTCTCTATTGCAAAGTTCGTTCATATCTTTTCAACAAATATAATATCTGGAATATCTGGGACCTTCCTTTCTTTCCATATTCTATGAGATATCGTTGGTATGACTTTGAAGAGAAATGGATCATTCCTTTTTTTTATCCTCAAAATAAACGATATCGTAAAGTTATTCCTAAAGTATGGAATGATGTTTCTGGTCTCATTATTATTGTTAACTTTGAATTCATTAAAGGCTTTTATGAGGATGAGTACATGGCTGGAACTGTTGACTGGGAGGGCTCAAGCCCATCTCATGTAAAATTTGCAAAGTGGTTGGAGTCCGCTTATGATTATATCACTATTGAAAGACCTGCTCTTCTTAAGCAACAGGATAATTCTTACCCGCCACTTAAAACTCTTGACGAAATGTTCAATCTTGATTCATATGACGAAAAAGTACAATATGCAGAAGTTCGTCGTATTGAAACCCTAATTAGCAAAAAAGATACAAAAATCATTACTGAAATGGTAAAGTATAGAGAAATGCTCTGGACATAATTTATGAAAAAGTCTTATAACACACTCCGACGTAAAAACTTTAATAAGTTTTTTATTAAACATCTTCAACATCTGACACCACTACAAATTAAAAATGCATGTTTTATGTACAATGAGCATTTATTCGAATCATCTCACAGAGTAGCGACTGAAGAACTAAACAAAAGATCATGAAAGAGTTTATTTTTATTTTCACTATATACACTACTCCAGTGAGCAACAACATCAATTTTACTTCTACAGAAAATATAAATAGAGATTTACAAGACAGGTATAATTTAAAATTATGTAAGTCTCTTGTATTAACAGGCGATGTTGAGTCTGAATTTATTAAGAGTTCAGATCACAGAACATTTACAGCTTTTAAAATTGATTTCTAATTAAACATTTGATTTTCACTAAAACAAATTCATAATATTCATATGGCAATTAAATCACAATCAACAGAAAGTATTCCAAACACAGACATTGTATATCCTTGGGCAGGCAAACATATAGATAAAAACGGACCTATTGTTTTCTTTCATGCAGAATTTAAAGGCATTGTTGTAGATGGCGGCGAAACAAACGCAGGCGCATCTTTTCCAATTGGCACCTATCATGAAGGATGGAGCATGAAGCAGTTTAAAGAATATAAAGGTAGAGTAACTCTTTCTTTCGAATAATTTTAGTCACGGAAAAAAAGGAAAGACATACCTCGAAATTTACGGAACATCAAATCCTAAATGCGGATTCAAAAAGAAAAATTGATTAATCAAAATATTACAGTATAATAAAGATCATGAGCAAGTGGACTATTACAAAGGAAATGGGATTCTGTTATGGACATTCCGTTTGGAGCCAAGAACTTAATACTGAATACAGTCTCGACGGCAAACTATGCTGTCGTCATATGCACGGCCACGAAGGTCTTATAAGAGTCTCCTTAGCAGGAACAGAGTTGAATAACGGCATGGTGACAGATTTCAAACACCTTAACTGGTTCAAGAAATGGATAGACGAAGAACTTGATCATAAATTTATTATGGATTTGAACGATCCCCTTCTTCCTCATGAAGTTCCTATTCTTGCAAATTATTTAGGTGGTATCGATCGTTTACAGCTTTTTGATAAGCTCGATAAACAACCTGAGGGGCATTACACTATATGGCCTGAATACTACTCTGACTTTCCTCAGAGAGTACAAGAAAAATATGAGGGAATGGTTTTTGTAGATTTTGTTCCTACTTCAGAACATCTTTCTAAATGGTTATTTGAAATTGTACAAGAGAAGATGTCAAAGATTAATGTAAATGTTGAGAGTCTTCAATTTTATGAGACTCCAAAATCTCAATCTGTATACTACAAATAGTTTATGAGCATCAACGAAATCATCCAATATCACGAAGAGAAAGCTAAACAGTGTTATACACCTAATAAAGGACGCATTCACACAATGTCTCTTGCAAAAAGATCTAATGCTCACTATCACGATACTATCGTAGCATTCTTAAAAAAGATTGAGAATAGTGTACCTTCAGTTGTAAAATAAATAATACTGAATTATGAAACTATTAACTGTAGATGATCTCAAAGACGAGGAAAGAACGAGATGCGAAATCTGGACAAGAGTCTCCGGATATATTAGACCTATAACCGAATTTAACATCGGTAAAAAACAAGAAAGAATTGATAGAAAAAACTTTAAAGAGCAACCAATCAATGAATAGCGAAACAGCACTTGGCACCTATATCTATATGGGCATGGGCATGATTAGTGGACACACTGTCTGCATGTCAGTTGCGTATAAACTCGATTATAGTGTTAAGAAAGCTCTTCAGTTTGAAAAGGTTCTTTGTGACGTAATCGGATTAAAGTCAGTATACTTTTTAAAAGTAAATAAGGTTAAGGTAGGCCAGCTAGAGGCTGAAACTTCCTTTACTCGCGAAGAGTTGGAAGAGTATGTAAAAAGGTTTTCTTAAATATGATCGCGAAAGATTACGACATTATTTTTTTTATCAGATGGATAGCTATAATATTATTTTGGTTATTCATTGGATTGCTTTTGTTAATAGTTATGATTATTGGCCCTTTCTACAGACTTTTCGGTCCTAAAGATACTACTCTTACAGATTCGGAAGATTTCTGATTTATCTAGCTTGTACAGAAATAGTTTGCACTTCCTAATAGGAGTAGCTATAATTAATAGATAATAACGGAAGGTACGTGAATGCCGCTTTTTCACATCTGTTTGCTAAACAGACGATAGTCTAAAAGCTATCCGTGGGTTGAACTCCCACACCTTCCTCCATTTGTACCTGAAGCTAAAGGCTCGAAGCAGTTGGCTGCAACCCTTCTCTACTCAGTTGAAGTCTGAGCAGGTACTCCAATTTTACATTTTATGGCAGATTAAACAGGGCGGCCCCTGTCTCTCACTTGAAATGAGACGGTACCCTTAAACAAGGTATGGCGATCGACACGTCAGTCTGCTTGAGCTTAAAATCTATAATATTAGTTATTATATTAAGAAATTCTATAGAGAGTTTTCTAACTGAACTCTTCCGTAAATAGGCTCGTAGTGAAAAATACCATTTAATTCAAATGCTAATTTTAGCTTTGGTATGAAGATATCTAGTTCAGAACTAATTGCATCTTTACAATTAAATAAACAATAACGGAAAGTTAACCTCATTGGATGAGGCCAATGCTGGAAACATTGTGGAGTTCCTCAAAAGGCTTAGAGCTCGATTCTCTAGCTTTCTTCCATTTAATTAATCCTAAGAGCAAGACTGTATTGGTGGTTAATCTGCTCTTGTTGACATCCGCCGTACAGCACATGTGAGTGAATAATTCCTCTAAGAGTGTTTATAATATACTCATCACTATTTCCTTTCTCGCGTAGTATTCGTATTAAATCAGAAACTGTTATTGACTCTTTCATATTTAGTATTTAATAAAAAATACTTTCATTTTAGGGTTGCAGTTTGGGGAACAAAAAAAGTTTTGCCTAATTCCTCAAGGTTGGGTTGCCTAATCAATAATATATAAAATTAATATAAGTATTATGATGAGAGTTGTAGTACTTTTTCTTTGTCTATTACTAATTGGGTGTTCGACACCTCCAATAAAGCCTCCTACGATTGTGGGAAAATACGGAATGGCTTGTTTGCCAGAAGCAATTGAAATGTCATCTGCTCTTAGTAAAGCTGGAATTGTATCTGATGTAATTATTTTTTATACTGATCAGAGAAGTCATGCAATATGTGTTTATATGTATCCACCTGGTGCAAATAAGATTTGGGGATGGGACAGCACATACGGAAGTACAGTACTTAGAGCTTGGTGGAATGATCCAGAATCAGAGGCGAAATCTTGGCTTTTTAAAAATGGAGGCACTTATGAAATATTTAGATGGGCAGAAAAACCGTGAATGATAAATATTTCAATAGAATTTTAATTGCGTCAGTTCTTGTTTTTTAATATGTTTTTACTTTTTAGTGAGTGGGCCGCCAATTGAGTTTACTGACGTGAGGATGAAAGGTCTCCCACAGGGATGCATGATATATGCAATCTCTTAACAATGTTACAGATGAAGAGAATTAATTTAAAGTGCTTTGAGATTTATTAAGTAATTGCATGAATACTCCAATTGATCACAATAATGATAGATGGATTGGATTTCATTTGTCAGAACTAGATGCTCAGAAAGCTCTTGAAGCAGCCACCGTAAAACAAGCGAAAAAATATAGAATTGTTTCTGCGTCGAAGACTCTACTCGCTAAGAAAAAAGGAGATCTTCTCATGTATAAGTTCGCTATTATCAAAACTCCGCGCTTTTAAGCTTGTATTATTATATAATAGCATCTACAATCAATTGAAATGAATGATATAAAGATACTTTTTAGCAAAACTGTAATACGAAAACGTGTTCTAGAGCTTGCAAAAGTGATTAATGCTGACTACAAGAACAAAGAAATTATGGTTATTCCTGTACTTGAAGGAGGAATGTTTTTTGCTGCTGATATTATCAGAGAGCTCAAGATGCCTCTCACTGTACACACAATCAATGTTTCGAGCTATCATGGCAAGGAAGTTTCCTCCGGCCATATTGATATGAAACAAGCTATAGTACCATTTTGTAATCATAAAAACATACTAATAATTGATGACATATTCGACACTGGTCTGACTATGTCAACATTGAAAAACATGTTTAAACTTGCAGGATCAGATAGCATAAAAACATGCACACTATTAAATAAGCAAATAGTTAGAAAAATTAATACAGAACCAGACTATTACGGATTTAAAATTAAGAACGAATTTGTCATTGGTTACGGACTTGATCTCAACAGCTTCTACAGAAACCTACCCTATGTTGGTATAAAACGATGAGTATCAACAAATTATATAAAGAAACAGTCTTAGTATTAAACAAGAACTGGCAAGCAGTTCACGTTTATAATCCCGCTGACGCACTATCAGAAATGTTTAATGGAGGCGTTATTGGTTTACACATTGACTGCAAGACTGGCGACATGATTCCCTTAAAGTGGAAGGATTGGGTTGCTCTTCCTTTCGATGAGAGCAGTGATTACATTTCAACTGTTCACGGAAAAATTAAATACCCAAGAGTCGTAATTCTCAAAAGCTTTGCTCAAGTACCAAAGAGGAAGATTAAGTTCTCTCTTCGAGGAATCTGGGACAGAGACAAGAATATTTGTGCTTATACTGGCGTAAAGCTTACTTCAAAGACTGGTAATGTTGACCACATTATACCTCGGTCTAGAGGAGGCAGAACAACTTGGAAAAATTGTGTTCTTTCTCACAAGGACGTGAATGCAAAGAAGGCTGATAAAACTCCTTCAGAGGCTGGTCTCCAGCTACTTAGATCTCCAGCTGAGCCAATGGCAGTGCCGGCGACTATGACGATTAAGAATAAGCATAACATTCCCGAATGGAAGATGGTTCTTGAGTATGACGGTTATGTTAAAGCTGATTAAGCTGATATCTTAACCAAAGTCTACGCCGTGATCAGGTCCGCTACCAGAGGCTTTATAGTCATCCATGGCGCTCTTATAATACTTGTCAAAAGTATCATGCTCAACGTCTCTCATGTTTTCAGTGTCAGGCTCAAGAGCTGAAATAGTATCATTACCTTTCTGTCTGGTGCCGGTAAGTACTCCTTTTGCGATGAGTTTGTTAAGAATGCTTGTAACTTTCCTATCGTTTAGATCTTTTCTATTATCAAGTTTGATTTCACCAGAGAGATAATCTAGAAGATCTGCTCCAGTATATACAGATCCTTTATCAACAATCTCGTAAATTCTACGCTCAGCGTCCTCTAGTGAGCCAGCACGAACCTCATCTTCAAAAGTATAGTCAATTGTTGAAGATGGTGTAAAGCGATTGATTGCTGAAGATTTTTTTGGAGCTTCATCTGAACTCTCAACATCCTCTCCGCCTTCAGCAGAGACTTCTGATACAACTTCTTCAGTCTCCTCTTCAGAAGGTTCGTGAGAAAGCTTTATTCCTCCATCACGTTCATCAGTAATAATACCAGCTGATTTAAGAGCATTATGTAGCACGCGCGCAGCATACTTTGCGTTAGTTCCTGACAGAGGCTTTACTGATTTAATTGCATTAACAATGTCTTGCTCTTGGAACTCTTTATATGTCTTATCAGAATGGCCTCCAGCTTCGCGAAGACCGCTTACAATTTCTTCGAGAGCAGCTTTTGTTTCTTCTGGCGTCAGTGAGTATTTACCTTCTGATTTGACTGGAAATTCTGCAGGAGCTTCTCCTCCTGTACCTTCATACCCTGGCACAATATCAATAGGTGAGTATTCCTTTAGAAGGTTTTCGTAAATTGAGTCGAACTTTTTAGACATATAGATTATTTAGGTTATTTAGGCTATTTAGCAATGGAAATGTAGTTGAATTCAATTGCTTTTACATATTCTGATCTAACGTTGCTCGTCACACACTTAGGACAAAGCTGATAAATTTTTCTAATTTTGTCGAGTCCAAGAGAGCCTCTACCATAACACTTCTTACAGCTACTATTTGGCTCTTTTTTGAGAGGAATTTCTCCTTCACATAGATTCTTAAGCTCTTCTTCTCGGAGTTTATATATCTCTCCACTGTATGCGTTATATATATTAATCATTTTAATGAAATTTCTAAAATATTATTATAGTATTGAGTTGGATTAATGCCACGTATTCTTATTGCGTTTAGTCTTTCTTCAGTTTCTTTATTATTACCAGCAAGGGAACTAATTCGGTAATCAAAATATATAATTCCGTCTTCAAGATGATGTTCTGTTTTAAATGGAATTGGAATCTCAAAATTTTCTTTATTATCTCTACCATTAAGCATTGTAAAGATAATATGAAAATGAGCTCGCTTAAACAAAAGTAATCTACCTTTCTTAATTTGTTTCTTGCCTAATTGAAAAATGATAGTGCTCTGCAAAGCGTTTGAGAAGAAGGTTTCACCTGGAATGTAGTCAACAATGGAAAAGTCTGTAATCATATTTTAGGAATTCATAAAGGTTAATTTTTGATCTGGCGGCATTGGAGCAATACTGACTCCGAAGTATGCCCACCACTGAGTCGGTGAAGGTTGAGTGCTAATGACTGAAACAACATCAACTTCATTGCAGTTAATTGCTCTAAAGTTTTGCATGAATAAATCCCACGCAATGACAAGATTTTTTGCGGCTGCGTTATAGGGAAGCATTCCATGAGGAGGATTAAAGTTTAGAATATTCCTACCAAGAGCGGAGTTGAGGAGCATTCGATCATTTGTGCAGAGCATACGACGAAAATCACTGTAGCCTTGTTTTTCGATTCTTCTTCGAAATTTAAGCTCTACTACACTTTTTGCGAGTAAGAGAGCCAATGATGATCGGCTCACTCTCATTATTTCTTTTTATTTACCTTCTTAGGAGTCTCTACTCTCGATACTGGCTTACAGATGCCAAAAATACGATCTTCATTTAAGAATACGTGCATTTGTCCGTCCTTCTGAATGCCTTTAATTCCTTTATCTCCTGGAAAGATTATATAGTTGTCTGCTTTAACTTGTTTACAATCAGGCCCTGCAAGGACTACTCTTCCGACTCGCCAGCTGCGATTGTCAACAACACTTACTGGGAGTACAATTCCATTTCGAATTAGGCTTCTGCCATCTGATGATACATCAGCGTAAACAACTTCAATTACATCGCCGAGCAGCTCAACAATTTCAAAATCCTCTGGGAGCGGATAACTTTCATACTGATCAATATCAGCAAGACCGTTGTTAATTCTTGGTAGTTCGTGCGGATGAATACTGTGTGCCATATGAAGTTAATTATGATATATACATCCGACCTGCAACTACATATCATCAATTACATCACTAAATGTTTATCTTTATGCTTTTTTCATTTCATTCTGATCTAGCAGTTGTTGAATCTCTCTTTTGGAGAGCTCCATATTTCTTGCAAGCATATTAATTTTATCATCTTCTTCATCTTTCTCTTTCTTTACTTTTTTAAGATACTTGAATCGCGGAGCATACTTCATTTGAGGGAGACAGGTGAGAAGTAATTTGTAATGCTCTTCTTTTGTAAGTGTGCTAAAAATATTTACGGATTCATTTAGTGCGCTTGTCGTACCAGGAAGACCAAAGCTAATCCATCTATTGATTATATACGGAATATAATTCGCAAGAGGAAGATCTCCTTTCTTCCTCTGAGTTAAATCTTTTAGGTACTCGAATAGCATTAACTAATGAGTTTTGTAGAAGCAACAAATACACTCTGTACTGTATGATTAAAGATTCCAATTGCCTTCTCAATAAATTCATTTGTTTCTTCAGCGCCTAATTTAGTTGAATAAGCAAAAGCAGGAGCCTCGAGACCCGCTTCAATATTAATTCCGGTATGAATAAGCCCTGCTCCATTGTTAAGAGTTGCAATAGATACTGAAGCTTTTTTCCACTCAACTGTGTCTTCTGCAGAGCTGCGCTGATCAGATTCAACCATAATATCATCTCCATCAACGTGAACATTATAAGGAATGTAGACACTTAGAAGAGATCCAAGAGCTGTATTAAATAATCTCTGAAATAAAATTGAAGCTTCAATTGAATAGCCGGGAAGCTCAATCAGAAAGTTAATCGCTTTATCTGAATAAATGTAATCATTTGTCAGTGCATCTTCTAGATCAATTAGATTTTCTTGTACTGACATTCTAGATACAAAGGCAACAATATTACCAAGAGGGCTTACATCTTTTCTAAAGAACTTATAGGCAAACTTAGACTTTAAAATAGATCCGTCATAATAATTAACTCCAGTAACTTCTGCTAATTGTTCGGTTGTAATGTGCATCTAGTAATATTATACGGCTTCTATCTGATTGCAATAGGCACCCTTAAATTTTTTATTAGCATCTTCCCACTCAGGTGTATTCATTGAGTCTCCGAGTCCGTGATGAACAATTCGAAGAGGAATTACTCCAGCTGTAAGTTTTTTCTCAAAGCAATTCAACGAGAAAGAAATATCATAGAAGTGAAATCCAAATCGCTCATCAAATAATACTTCAGCCTTTAACGCTTTCTCAACATTGACGGCAACGAACACTCCATCAAATACTAGAACGCGCTCAATACCTGATAATCGAGGATGTTTCCAGAAGCATGTTGTCCAGACTTTTCCTTGTGCTGCATGAGTGACTTCTCCTCTTTTTTTATCTTCTCCTGATGCGAGATGCCATGCGAGCTTTTCAGCGCTTTTATTAAACTCAACTGCTCCTGCAAGAGCTGTGACATCAAATGGAGATTCATTTAGCTTTTCAACGAAGAATAGATCTTCAACCTCAACATCATCATGAACAAATGCTACAATCTTGTCTTTGTATTCATCAGTAAGAAATCTATTATACACCACAGACAATCCCTCCGTATTATCTCTTACAACATGAAAGTCAAAATGAGCTCTATCATAAATATTGTAGAGTTTGTGAAGAGATCTATAGATAGGTCTTGATTCAAACTCTTTTTCTGTTTTGCAACGTGTTGCCGTGATTAGTAATACTTGCTTCATAAAACTGTTTTATATCTCATAAGGGCTTTCGTATTTAAACGCTTTTTTTCGCTCATGTAAAGAATATGCATGCAAAGTTAAAACTGATCCATCATCTACATCACTTGCACCTTCAAATGGAAGCGACGAAAAGCTCTCTCCATCAGTGTAAAGAGTTGATCCTGCTTTAACTACTTGAAGACTGTTATCTTCGATATTATAAATCCAGCACGTCAAAAGACCTTCATACATTTCAAATGTTTGTTTGATATCACCCTTATTCGCTGTGAGATGATATGGTATGATTGAACTATCAACATCAAACTCAGCACTCACCGGAAATGATTTAAAGTTAGAAAGTATTCCATTGTGAGCAACATAATAAGAACCAAATGAAAATGGATGAGTTGTTTCCTCTGACCAAGCAGCCTTACTATTTGTTGGCGCTCTTGAATGAAATAGACAATATAATGACTCTCCGTGTCCGGTATTTATTATTCTCTTAAGATTTTCGTATTTAAATTTCTCTTTTTGTTTTGCAATGAATATATTACCTATTGCATTGAATGCAAGAAAACCTGATGAGAATGCGCCTCTCGTAAGATTGTCTTCATATAGAGAGTACGCTTTTTTTAGCGTAGAACTGCCACTTATGCCACAAATATAGATACCCTCCTCGTTTCGCTAGAGTTACAATAAATAGTGTTCATATATGATTCAGGTGTTACATTAGAATATTACACTCTTTCCAGTCAATATCAACTGAGTACTTTAGAGGATCAATGAACCCAGCTTTCTTAAAACCTGCAATACGACTTGAGCAACTCGGACAAATTCCACAACTCAATTCTTTTCCTTCATAGCATGTCCATGTTTCTCCTAGATGAGCACCTAAACTTAATCCAAGCTCAATAATTTGTTTTTTTGAAAGTTCAATAAGCGGAGCTTTAACCTCAATTCTATTTCGCCTATTCAGGGATAGTACATCATTGATTGCAGAAAGAAACTCAACAGTGCAGTCAAAATATCCGCTTAGATTATCTACTGCAGCAGCTCCATAGTAGACATGCTCCGCTCCAATAGACTCAGCATATGCTGCTGCTATTGATATCATAACCATATTGCGGTTAGGGCAATAAGCTGAATTTTGAGGATCTCCGATCACATCCTTCATTTTAGGAACATCAATAGTACTATTTGTAAGAGCAGATGTACTAGCTAAATTTGAATAGAATGATATATCAATAGTTTTTTGAGATACACTGTTTTTTTCGCAGTATACTATTGCTTTATCTATTTCTTTTTTGTGTCTCTGATTATAGTTAAATGTTAAGGCGTGTACACTTGCGTGATCTTTAAGTGCACAATGTAGAATTACGGAAGAATCTAATCCGCCTGAATATATTACAACTGCTGGAGTACTAATCATCGCTATATAATACATTATATATGCAAATTTTCAAGATCTATTTCTTTGTAAAATTAATCGAAAGTTGGGGAAAACATACCCGTTTTATCACAATACTTTTTTTGAGAAAAATTGTGCTGTCTAGTTTCTCATTTCTCAAATCATTCGCGAGGTTTCAAGTTTTTTTCTTGCTGTTCATTCTAAAATACTCTATAATGAAAAGATATTAAAATTCATACTACTCCTACATTCTATATAGAACTCCCTGCAGAATGCCTTTGACGTTTCATCATAATTATCCTATTATAATGGTATGAAATTAATAAACACTGCGAACGCCGACTTCATCAAAGCTGAAGATGTTGTAATTCCTGATTCATACTACAATCGCTTTAAGACTGGAGTTGAGACTCTTGACTTCTGCTACGGAGGAGATGGGTTCCTTCCTGGAATGTCCTTCACCTTTGCAGCACCTCCCGGATCTGGCAAAACTACTTTTTTACTTCAGACTCTTAATCTTCTTGAAAAGAACAATAAGAATACTGCTTATGTTTCCGGAGAGGAGACTGTTGAGCAGCTCGCATTTACTTGCAAGCGTATTGGTGTGAATCAGGTTCGTGTTGCGAACATTACTTGCATTGAGGATATCTTTGATGCAGTTCAGAAAAACAAGTTTAGTATGCTTGTTATCGATTCTTTTCCTTCCATGACTTCTCGTGATGAAACTCTTCACGGAATTCGTTTGGAGAAGTATCTCTCCGATTACATTTGCACTAAATCAAAGGAGCTTGAGTGTGTTGTCGGAATAATTCTTCACTACACTAAGAATGGATCTTATAAAGGTTCAACTCTTCTTCCTCATTCCGTTGATGCAAACTTCACCATGGAGAAGGATGCTGAGGACGAAACGCTTCGGATCGTTGAAGCAACGAAAAACCGCTTTGGTACTTGCGCGCATGTTGCTTTCCGTATGACCGACACGGGATTCTCCTTTGAAAAGGTTGAGCGCGATGAGATCATTTCTGGCGGAAAGAAGACTAAGAAGAGTGATCAATACAAGGCTTCTCTCATTAAGGCAGTTACTGATAGCGGTAAGATTAATCTTGCCACGGCAACTGAACTTCTTGGAGATATCAGCAAGGCCATGCAAACTCTTCGTGAGCTTACTCTTGTCGGAAAACTCAAGAAAGAAGGAAAGGGAGGGGATGCGACTTATACGCTTGCTTAATATTTGGTTTGAAAATAAAATATCAATATTCAATAAATATATGAACACAACTACAATGCCTGCTCCAAAAACAAAAAAGAAAACTGAACAGGAATCTGCTCCGAAAAAACCTCTGGAGCCTTATGTTTTTAAGAATATTAAAGTTCATGAGGTTAATGATGAAACAAATCAAGTAAATGAGCGAACGATCATCAAGCTTATTGGAGATGATGGAGTTATTATTCATTGCTCCGTTGGATGTGGTTATCGCCTTCTGCGCGATCTGAGAGATGTTCTTGAATAAGTTATTTTTTTACAATATAATAATCAGATGAAATTTTGTACTGTTTGTCTTTCCGCAATTGAAATTGAAAGGATTGAAATTCTTCCTGAAACTACATTCTGTTCTGTTTGTGCTCGAGTTCATTCAAATGTCAAGCCTAGGCTAGGAAGAATGGCATTTGGTCATAAAACTGGAGGAGAAATTATGTTGATGTCCGAAGAAACTTTCAAGGAGACAAAGAAGTACTTTGATCCTGATTCTTATTGAAGCTTTTTAAAATAATGTTTTTGAAGGAAAATACTTTTGGAGAAATATATTCAGTTGATCGCAATCTTTCAAAATATCTATAAATCTTTCCTTCTGTTGAGGAGTTTCAAGCTCAATATTATTTCCGTACTTATCAACTGCTCGGCGAGAGTTTAATATATTGTGAATCATCCGGAATAATCCATCCCAATCATTCTTATACTTTTCTAGCTCTAAATCGAAGAATCCAGACTTTGTCGGAGCTTTAATATATGGCATCTCAAGGAGAAGAGACTCCCACAGATTATCAAAATCGCTCATCCTTTATTTAAGCTTGCAGTATCAATTGTAACCATCTATTATCAATGCATGAATGAAGAAATAGAAGCAGAAATTACAGCAATATATTTTGAAATTAGTGAACTTAAAAAGACTCTACTAACAGTTACTGAGATAGTTCAAAATCTCAATTTTATTACTAAAGATCTCGTTGAAATCTCAACAAAAAACAACAAAGAGGAAAGAGCTGCGTATGACTATCTCCTTAAGCAGACAGATCATTCTTGATGTTCCTCTTAAATTGTAATAATATAATAGTATGAAAATTAAAACAGCCCTGCTCGCAGCAATCCTTCCTTTGGCGGGATGCGTTCAATACGTCCCAGTTTCATCTGGAACAGTTACCACTCCTGTAGTTGTTGGTGGTGTACCGCCCATTATAAACTACCCTCAGCCAATCTATGGCGGAGCAATTCCATTCCAAGGCGGTGGGTATGGATGTGGATACGGATACGGTGGGTATGGTGGAGGTGGATTTGGTTGGAATAACGGAAACACAACGATTAACAACACCTATAATCGTACAGTAAGTAATAGTGGAAATGTAGGATCTGGAGCTCGCGTCTTTACGGGAGGATACGGAATGGGAATGGGTGGTGGTACATACGGAGGATTTCGTCGGTGATCTCTCTATCAGGAACTAGAACAAATTTTGATTTCTTTGTTCAATCAATATCTATTCACCTTGATGATGCTCTAACTGAATATACTGAAGCAACAACAGATCACGGTAGGGAGTTAGCAACGGTAAAAGTTGAACTTCTTGATAAAGTAGTGGAGGATTTAGCGTATTATTTGGGAAATTCATGGTAAAATCCGGATATTTTCATGATTTTTAATAAAATTCTTATCAATGAGTTGTATTAAATGATCAACGAGTTATCAATGTAATATCTTAAGGAGAACATAATTACCTCCGAAAATCAGGTAATAAACGGATACGAGATATAAAAATAGAAGAGTACATGGTTAAATAGTGATGTGCAACCGCCATTTGATATTACTTGGAGAGGATTTACATTTAAAATTCTTAAAAGCAGAAAGAAAAATACTCTTGAAATCGCCCTTATGTCAAAACCGAAAAAATATCGAGGAGAGCTGACAGATGAACATATTGAGTGTCTGTATTATTATCTTCAAGAGGAAGGTTTCATTGGCCGTTCAATTCAATTAGATTAAGATATAGATATATATATGTCAGGAAAAGGATCAAAACGTCGTATTGAGAATACAAAGAGAATTCACGAGAATTTTCTAAAAATCAAATTCACCGGTGTAGAAGGATTTAAAAAGAAAAAGAATAAGATTGTCAAAGTATATCGTTGACGTGTCTGGTATTATTAAACTATGAAAAACAGCGACTACATACAGACTCTGATTCTCTCTTTTGCAGAAAAAGAAAGAAAAAGAACGCGTTATCACTAAGGTTCTGGTTATCATTGGATTTATTACACTCATTGCATCCATTGCCGCAGCAAATAAGAAAACCACTGATTATCGATATGATCAGTGTAGTTATGAATCTCAATCAGTATAGAGAAAAAACACCAGTGTAACAATTCGAGTCTCTGTTATGGATGAACAGAGGCATTTCAAAGATTTCTCTTTATATGGATATAGTACTGTTATGGAGAGAGCAGAGGTATTTCAAAGATGAGTATTCAGATGTTATAGTACTGTTATTGATATACAGAGGCATTTCAAAGATGTTATAAGTTGAGGATACAATGGATATAGTACTATATGGAGAGAGCAGAGGCATTTCAAAGATGAGTATTACTAAGAAGCGTTATGGATATAGTACTGTTATTGATGTACAGAAGCGTTTCAAAGATGTTATAAGTTATAAGTTGAAGGATACAATGGATATAGTACTGTTATTGATGTACAGAAGCGTTTCAAAGATAGGTATTACTAAGAAGCGTTATGGATATACTAGTATCATTAGTTGAAGGAGAAAGACACTCATATAAGATCAATTGAGATCATTTGCTGAGACTCTAGAGGGGGTTAGATAGCCTCGTTCATCCTTTGCATCCTCGTTTAGCGGAGCTTTCATCTTATGCAGCTTATGCAGCTTCGTTCAGCCTTTGTTCAGTCTTTGTTCAGCCTTTGTTTAGCCTCTGCAGC